ACGTTTCATAATCTTTAAAAGTAACTAAACGATTTTGTGTTGTAAATTGTAATGGAGCTGAAAATTTAATTTTATCAACAGATTCTCTTTCGGATCCACCTGAAGCCTCTGTCAAAGGATCAATAATAAAATCTGTGCGTGAATTACCTAAAGAATCAACAAGAGAATTTGTTGATATAAAATTGTTTGCTTTATTGGCAACATCACCATTTGTAATTAAGTATTCAACTGTTACGACTGAACCATCTGGAATTTTTTTACCTATAACATTGTCACCAAAATATATCGCATATTGTTGGGCTCTATTTTCTTGTAAGTAAAACACTTCTGATTGAGTTGATTTATTTGATGCGTCTGTAGAAAGAGTGTATACTGGAAAATCGGTGTTTGAAGAAGATGGCTGAACAGTAACAAACAATGTAGAAGTATCTACATTAGTATCTGGAAGAATAAACAATTGTTTTGGATTTGAAGCGTTATCTTGTAAGAATGAATAAGTGGCTAATTGTCCTTCGTAGATGGGCAAATTAAAAAAACTAAAGTTTGTATTTGATTTAGTTACGGTATAGTTTGAAAGTGTAACAAAATTGTAACTTGATCCTTCAATCTCATTTGAGATGAATCTAAAACCTTTAGGAATGGTAATCGTCGAATCGTCTGTATTGTTGGTAACGACTGTAAAGTTAATTACTGCACGTGCTGCTTTACGAGAGTGTGGAACATATCCTAAAACTTTAGAATGAGAAACAACAGAATCACGAAGTAAAGCGGTGTCCATGAACGCTTCGTTTGCTACCATGTTTAAATAATATGCTTGATAGTGTGTATTATACGCAAGAATATCTAAGAGAATGTTTAGACCAGAACCTTCAAAATCATAGTCGGTAAATTCGGATTGTTGATTCAAAAAGGTTCTTAAATTATTCTTGATTGAATCGAAATCAAGTTCCGTTACTGTTAAACGATCTGCCATTTTTATCTAATTCTCTCTAAGAAGAAATCAATGGTAATTGGATTTGGATTATTAACAATCATAAAAGTTAAAGTTACAGCATATAGATTTTCATCCGGTGAAGCTTGAGCACGTATGTTTGTCACGGAAACTCTAGGCTCGTAATTACCAATTGTTTCCCATAATGCTCTTTCGAGTTGCGCTGCAACTAGAGGATCAACGTTTTCAAATAAAAGATTTCTGACACCAGAACCTATTTCTGGTCTAAAAGATCTTTCATAAAAGTTAGTAGAAACTAAGTTTTTGACTGAATTGATAATCGCATACTCGTTGATATGCTTAGATACATCCTTTTTTACTGGATGAGAATTAAAATTCAAATCTAAGTCTCTGAATATTCTTTCAGATGTTATCGATGGATTTCTGGATGTTATTGTAGTTGCCATCTTTTATTTATTCAGCCTCCAGCAAATACATTGCCTGAACCAGACGTAAGTGTGTGTCCAGAGTATTCGTCGCCTTTTCTACCGACACCTTTTCCGTTCACAAAAACTGTGCTGGAAAATGAAGTCAACGACACAACATGTGGTACACAAGATGATCCAGAATCTATCAAATGCACTTGACACAAATCTCCTGCACGAACTGCGCCGATGCCATTTACAAACACATCTGACGAACCCTGATCGGTTACAGTTGTTGTATCACACCCATGTCCTGTAGAAATGGAATCTGTTCCACTTTTTCTTGATACTGCTGGCATATTAGTTTAGATTAATAGTCTTACCGTTTACAATTACATCACCAGTTACATTTAATCTATAATCTCCATCCACAAATATTTGTACATCGCCTTGAATATAGATTGCTTCATCTCCTGCTACCACTGTGTATTTGTTACGTTGTATTCTTTCTGCTCTATCACCCTCAGGACCCCATTCTGTATATGATCCCGAACGATGATACACATGAACTCGTTCTGCACCTTTTGTATCGTCAAATTCTAATGCATGTCCAGACTCAGATTCATACACATTATTGTATGGATATTTTGCATTGTAATATGGAGCAGGCTCCACTTTACTTGCACGTTTTGCTTTCTTTGCTGCTACAATCTCTGATGGATAATCAGGATCATTTCTTGCAAGTCTTGATGTTGTTGGCTCATCTAACTTACGTGGATAACTTGTTGCAGACTCATAAGGCTTAACAGGGGCAGCAGCCAGTTGTGCTGAATTTCGTGCATCATTAAAGCCTTGTTGATAGTTGCCAGCCAACAAAGGAATTCCAGGTAGCACACCAAGAATCACAGGCTCCTGTGCATTTTCTCCATCAACAAAGAAACCAAATACCATACTGCTTTCACGGGGTGGATATGGATTAGCATTGTTTGCTGGAATAGCACACTGTGCCCAAGGCAATGCATCTGTAGGCAACAATGATTTATTATCTGTGTGCCATCCAACACAACGAACTTTACAACGACCAAGTTTCAAAGGGTCATTGATCATTTCAACGACACCTACCCACCAGACAAAGCCACCTTTACCAGCAAAATCTTTATTATCAGTAGCTTCCATAATTCTCTATTGCCTTGTTTTGTTCTGGTGCGCTTTGTGGTATAAAGTCTGTTTCGTTAGATGTTGTAGCCAACTCTAAAATTGTCTCATGCATGTCATACTTAATAACATGTCTTGCAGCAATAATCAAATACTTTCCACTCAACGAACGATCTTCATTCTCTGAGCCAGATTCTTTCTTTGAGAAATCTGGAACACGAACATTCAAATTGAATCCAGATGTCAATTGAAAGTTGCCAGGCATTACAAGTTTGATTCGTTTGTTCATCAAGTTAGCAAAGATTGCCTTTCTTGTGAATACAAAATCTTCCTGTGTTTCTACTTTAGATATTGATGTGGGATCATACTTCTTAATGTAATTGCTGTTCTTTCTATTAGCACCAAAAATACTTAACGCTTTTCTTGCATCATATGTTTCTGTCGCTTTTTCACCACCACGATTCTTTGATTGAGAAAAGTTTGCGGTATCATTGCCATGTTCCATTGCATTGTAGTGATCCTCAAATCCAATTCTTTTATTTTGAATTGTTCGTGTTAGTGGATCAAATCCAATGAATGTGCCAGCCGCAACACCTTCTCTTGTTGTCTTCAATTTATCTGACTGATTTACAACTTCAAAATGTCTTGGACTTAACAAGTCTTGTGCAGCATTAGTTTCTTCAAGATTCTTTGCCGGAAACTTTATCTTAAACAAATAATCAGCAGACAAAAGATAAGACAGAGATGCAAAATTATATCCAAGATTGTTCTCAAAGAAAACATAATTAGGTGAACGTTTTTGATCTATTGATCGTTTTGCACACCATTCAATTGCTTCCAAAGGTCTTAGATTGGGAATTACAATGTCACGAATACCTGTAGTTGCCTGAAACACACCTCTAAGTTTTTGTTCAGGTGTTTTTAAATAATTGACTAATATTTTTTTGGCAGTTTCACTATATGTTGTTTTATACGACTGATTGATTTTTTGTTGTTCAGAAAAAATAAATTCATCCGAAACAAATTCTAAAGTATATGTTTCTGAGTTTTGTTCAATCGTTGCTCTGTTTGTTTGACGATAAATTCTAAACGCTTTCTTCAAACGAAAAGATTCTGAATCTGTGTCTTTACCTATGTTTACCAGAAGGACTTCTGAGCCGTCAAATAAAAGTTTAGCAGACAATCCAATAGAATCAATAATAACTACAGCACCAGTCATCACTGGCGACAAGATAGAATCAAAAATGTTTAGTTCTTGAAAGAGTTTAGATATGTCAAGTTTGCCAGTTTTAGTTACTATGGCAAGTTCATTAAGACTAAACTTCGACGGGGTTTCTGGTAAATTGACTGCCATTATTCTTTAGAATTTAAAACTCGTTTGAGTTCATCCATTAATCCCGATTGTGATGCAAACTCTGAACGTAATAATTTAATTTTTCTTTTTGACTCATTTAAATTTACTTCATAGTCATAATATGTTTCAGTCTCTTTAGTAATTGTTTGTGTCACAGTTGTACCGCTATCCAACGTATATGTTGCAGTTGAAGTTGTAACATTAGCGTATGTGTTTGCATCCAATTCTATTTTTTCTTTGATAGTATCTTTTGTAGAATTGTTTGTAACACGGGTCACTACTTTATAGTAAGATTTTGTTTGTCTTTGTGCCCAAGCTAATCCTGTTTGGGGTGTTGTGTTTGCAGCACCGTTTGCAGAATATTTGTTATTAACAAATGTAATAATTGTTCTTTGATCAAGTGGCCAATCATATTGAGGATCAATAACATCATTGAACATCAAAACAATCCAATGTTTTTCTGGAGAGCCATAATACTTGTTGGCAATCATTTCTGGTGTATCGCCATCTTGTATATCATATGGATAAAATATACTTGAGTTTTCTTTTAACTCAGGTTCAAATCCAAAACGTGCAATTATATTCGTTATAACGTCAGCAGCATTTCTTTCGTCTGATAGTGAATATAAAGTTTGAGGAAAATAGTTAAAATACTTTGCCATATTTTATCTCTTTCGAAGAGAGTCAACAACACTCTCAATTTTGTTACCAACAGACTCAGAGGCTTTATATCCACCTTGCCCACGAACCATACTCTTCTTAGTAAGAATAACTGTTTCTTTAAATTCTAATGTTAATTGAATTGCTGTCGGCATACCTGTACGACCTAAACGTGGATCATTTTCACCAAACATTTCATATGCAGTCCATCCGTTTGGTGCATAGTTCACTGACATGTTTGTGAGAACGCAACGACCAATGCCTGGTAAGTTTGGATTTGGGCGGCCACCGTAATAAAATGAAAGTTCAAATTCTGATGGAGGTATCAATAGCAATCCAGCAGAACCACCATCCAATTCTGGCGCCTGATGAAATCTTAAACGCTCAAGAATGTTCTGTACTTCAAGTGCTTCTTTTTCATCACGTGGATAAAACATGAATTCAAATGTGAATTGTCTAAATGCCGGTGATGAATAAAGCAATTCAAGCATGGGATTATTGACACCACCAAGGGCTAAAAATGCAGCAGCCTTAGCAGAATTTTGTCCAAGTTTTCCTACAACTTTTTCAATACCCATTTGAATTGCAGCGGTTGCAGCAGGACCTTTAAGTCCTTTTTTTGCAATATCTCCCGCACTCATTCCAGAATTCATATCTTCAAGCACAGACTTACCAGCAACAGCAATCTTACCACCCAACTCTTCACCCAATGCTGCTTCACTGTATGATTGTGCAAAAGTGTATTGAAGAGTATCAGGCATATACAAAACAACTGTTTCATTTGTTTGTTCGGTTGTTTTGATCAAAGATTCATTCTCAATACTTTGAACGCTATTGATGTATGAATTTTGATCAACATCTACAGCCGCTTGTTGTTTTACAGGGCCACCAAAATTAGTCGCAATGTTTTTACCGAACAAAGTTTTTCCGCTGGTAAAGTTGTTTACTGCGTTATCAATAGCACTGTTTATTTTGGAAGCAAACGATGGACTTTTTGATATTGAAGACGTTGCTTTAAATTCTGGTATTCTGTTGATGTTGTTTTGCTGAACACCCTGATACTGTGAGTTCTTTTGTTTAAAGACGTTGATGATCATGTAGTGCGCTTTATCATAATTACCTACATCTAA